GGTTGACAATCCTCTAGAAGATAACTAATGTGGTGCCCCTAGGGGGTACTAATGAATATAGAAGAGTTAAAGAAAAACGCTCGTCAGTTTCTAGCATTAAAGACTGAGATGGGCATGCTGGCAGATCGCCAAAGCGAACTTAAGAGTCGCATGACTCAAGACATAGACACTCTTGAACCTGATGATAAAGGCCATAGGGTTATATCTTTTGAGGACGCCATTATGGGCAATATAAAGGTCACTAAGCAGCGCCGTGTATCCAAGAACTTAGACATGAACGTTGCAGAGCAAATCCTCACCGATAAAGGTATAAAGAACACCTGTATCAAGATGGTTCCTGTGCTAGATGAGGCCGCAATTATGGCCGCCTTTTACGAAGGTTACCTAACTGAATCTGACATTGACACAATGTTTCCTGCAAAGGAGACCTTTGCGTTTATTGTAGAGAATAAATGACAGACGACTTTATTGATCAGGCTTTTGCTGACCTTGATGAGTACTACCCAGGCAGTAAAAAGAAGCGCAAGGCAGTAGCCAAGAAAGACCCAGAGATTGTTGTGTCTAAGAACTGGGACTCTAATCCAACTAAGCGCACGCTGCCTAATGGTAAAGACGTTGAGTTGTTTCTTATTGGGTCTCTAGCATCTGCCTTAGGCAGGCCTATCATTACAATTCGTACATGGATTAAAGAGGGTTACCTACCCTCAGCACCCTACAGACTTCCCGTTAAAAAAGACATTAATGGGAAAGACCATCAAGGACGTAGGCTCTACTCTCGAGCCATGATTGAAGCGGTCATTGAGCGCTTTGACAAGGCTGGAATCTTAGAGACAAAACGTATAGACTGGTCTCAACATCAGCACCTCAGTAATGAGATCGCTGAAGCGTGGAGTAACATCCGGGCTGATGAAACAAAATCAAACTAACAAAGGAAAAACAATGTCAGTAAATCGCACAGAAGAATACCTACCAGCCACTGACGAGTTCAGTGCATCTGCAATCAATGACCGCCCAGCGCAGTCAACCTCAACAGCAATCCAATCAGGTTGGGAAGCTGGAGAAAAGATCACACCTGTATCACAGGGATACGCCAAAGACTTTAAGTTTACCGATGGCGGCTTCCAGGTAGTTAAGTTCCTTGATCAAGACGGTCCGTTTGCTGTCTACAAGCAACACTTCCTTACCAACAAAGAAGGACAGAAGTCCTACATCTCCCTTGGGTCTAATGATCCTCTCTGCATCAAGCTTGGTAGCAAGCCAGAAGAGAAGCGTGCTTTCTCTATTGTCAACCTATCTGCTGAGGGCGGACCGCAACGTCAGATGCTTATTGCATCTCCACGTTTGTGGAAGGCACTACATGCAGCACACTTCTCCCCACAAGGTCCATTGACCCGTAACTATTGGGCAGTAAGTCGCACAGGTAAGCAACAGACAACTGCTTATCACATTAACCCAGTAAAGGGCCGTGACTTGATGGAAGACTGGCAGATTGACGAGGCTGCTTCAGACGCTTTCGTTGCATCAGTTCAGCCGTATACACGCGCTGACATCAAGACACCTACTTGGGATGAGCTAGAGGCTATCGCAGACTCTTTGCTCTAAAACACACATAGCTGTTAGAGGCCGATGACCCCCTTCCATCGGTCTCTAACTTTATAGGGGACACAATTTGAATATTATTACGACTAAAGAGCAACTGGATGAGATGGTTGCTTATTACCTCAAGCAAGATGCTTTTGCTTTTGACGTAGAAACTGTTGGACAACATAGAGGCATACCCGCAGTAAACGAAGTTCTCTGGATATCTTTTGCTACACGTGGCCGTGGAGATGTTATTCCTATGGGTCATCCCAACGGTGATTTCTTAGAAGCAATTAGGCCTTTAACAGGTCAAGGACAAAAGCGCGTAGATGCTGGTTTGGAAGCCCGTGACTATGACTACTCGCGTGATAAAAAGAAGCACGTAAAGAAGTTTGGTCCAGCCCCAAAACAGCTCTTTCCTGCTGAAGTATTTAAAGCATTAGAGCCTTTAATGTTTAACGAGAACATACTTACTATTGGTCACAACCTTATCTTTGACCTATGTTCTGTAGCTAAACACTATGACGGAGTAATTCCTGTAGGCCCGTACTTTGACACGCTTATCGGTTCATTTTTATACGATAGTCGTAACAGCGGAAAGCTTGGCTTAGACGACTGTTTACAAAGAGACTTAGGCTTTAGCATGGAGAAAGGCATAGGTCATAAGGTTGAAGAGTATTCTTTTGATGAGGTAGCTAAGTACTCATACCTTGACTCTAAGTACACATTCTTACTTTGGCAGATAGTTGCCGCTAAGATTACCAAATCAGATGTAGAAACTGTAATGGGTCTTGAGATGGATCTGCTTAAGGTGTTGTGCCAAATGAAACTTACAGGCGCAATTATTGACGTTGAACACCTTAAAGAACTACACGTAAAGCTGGAGGAAGAGGTAGAGGTAATCAAGTCCAATATCTACTCGATTGCTGGCAAGGTATTTAACCTTAACTCTAACGCTGAAAAGCAAGAGCTTTTGTACGGCCCAGTCTCTGAAGGCAACAGAGGTCTAAAGCCCACTATTCTTACGGGCAAAGGTGAGAAGACGCCCCCAGATAAGAGAACATATTCAGACTACTCCGTTTCCGCAGAGGCTCTTGAGGCTCATCCAGACGATGAGTTAGTGGCTGCTATCCTCCAATACGCTGAGATTAATAAGTTACTTAGCACCTATATCGTCCCTTACATTGGCGGTGAGGTAGTTAAGTCCGTTAACGGTAAAGAGAAGATTGAAGAGCGGGAAAGCCTACTTATCAACGGAAAGATCTACGGAGACTTCAAGCCTTGGGGAACAGAGACAGGACGTTTTTCTAGCTCTAACCCCAATTTGCAGAACATACCCGCGCCTAATGACAAGGTGCCTGATAACAAGAACTACGGCAAGATGATTCGTGACCTCTTCTATGCCCCAGAGGGACATAAATTGGTTGTAGCTGACTACTCACAGATTGAGCCTCGCATTATTGCCTCTATGTCTGGCGACCCAATTATGATTGACAACTACAATACTGGCGGAGATATCTACACAACTGTGGGTAAGACTATGGGTGTAGACCGCAAGGCAGGTAAGGTCTTGGTATTGGCTATTGCCTATGGCGTTGGCCCCGACAAGATCTCTCGTCAGATTGGCTGCACCATACAAGAGGCTAAGCAGCTATTAACTGACTTTGCTGCCAAGTTCCCTTCCGTAGATCTTTACAAAGCCAAGGTTATTGGGGTGGCCCGCAATACTGGGTATGTCTCAACCATCTTAAAGCGCCGCCGTTACTTGCCAGATATTAAGTCTAAGGTGCCCGCTTTTAGGTCTAGCGCTGAGCGTCAGGCTTTTAACACGCGCATTCAAGGGTCCGCTGCCGACATAATTAAACTTGCTATGATTAGGGCCTACGAAAGAGTACCCGCCGAGGCAAAGATCATCTTAACCGTACACGATGAAATTGTTACCTTGACCCCAGACCACTTAGTAGATCAAACCTATGCAGCTATACGCGAGGCTATGGAAGAGATTAAATTTCTAGACGTTCCACTGATTGCAGACATTAAAGTTGTCCAGCGTTGGGGAGAGGCAAAAGACTAATGGCATGGTGGACAAACGTATTTAAAGGCAACTCAGATGATGAGGAGATTAGTACTCAAGAGATTCCTCTGAGTACGGTTTATCGTTGGTATCTATACGACACCGAGTTAGTAGATAACGTAAATGACCTTGCTGAGATGGTTGGGCTTAGTCGCATAAGTGAAGAAGGGGAGTGCAAAGAGCTAGAAGACAGCGAAGACAGAGTAAAATCTGTTGCACCTTTGTTCCCTTTCTTGGAGTCTATTGCAGATATAAGCGCCAAGTCTTTGGTAGCTCTTCATTTAGCTGAGGCCTTAAGCTCAGATGATATAGAAGACCATGAGCTAGAACAACATGGCGATGCAATAATGGCTGTTTATAAAGCGGTAGCCCTGTCTACTTTAATGGGCGCCTTTTCAATTGGGCTTCACTTGGGTATGATTGAGACGAACACAGTTAACTCTGATGTTCTTGAGTTTGGAGAAATAGATGAGTAATTCAGACTGGTTTTCACGCAGATTAGGTAACCCAGTTCCTCAGCAGCCACAGGCGCAGCCTCAGTACGCCGCTCCTCAGCCCGCTACATATGCTCAACCGCAACAGCCACAGTATCCACCTTCACAACAGGCAACCCCTCAAGCACCTCGATGTCCGGGATGTGGTAGCGGAAATTACGGCAGTGTTCAAGGCGCAAAGCCTAGGTGCTACGATTGCGGTTACCCACTTCAGCAGTCAGGTAGTGGCTTAGGTAAAGGGATTATCAATCCTGGTCAATCTTCAGCAGGCCCAGCAACACCAGCACGCCAGATACCTACAGGTACTTTTAATGGCACTAAGCCAGCAATCGGAGCAGACGGAGGATTCTTAGGATGAGTACATTAACAGGCGATCTAGCAAAAGTATTTAGTGCTATCAATAAGAAGATGGGTGAGGACACTATTGTCCTTGGCTCAGATATCACTCAGACTGGTGGGCGTCTTACTTCAGGTTCGCTTGCGGTAGATGTTGCTCTTGGCGGTGGGTGGCCTTCCAATCAGTGGCATGAGATTGTTGGAGAAGCAAGCAACGGTAAGACCGCTCTTGCCCTTAAGACTATTGCTGCGAACCAGCAACGCGATCCAGAGTTTACAACTGTATGGGTAGCGGCAGAGGAGTGGGTTGCAGGTTACGCAGAGATGTGCGGCGTAGATGTTTCCCGCGTATATGTAGTGTCTACAAATATCATGGAGGAAGCGTATGAAGCGGTTATTCGGATCGTGGAAAGTAAAGCTATTGATTGCATTGTCCTTGACTCACTTCCTGCTCTGGTGCCTGGAGCAGAGGACGAGAAGGAAATGGAAGAAGCAACAGTAGGGCGCGGAGCGCTTCTTACTAACAAGTTCTTCCGTAAAGTAGGTAAGGCATCTAAGCGCTCACTAATACGCCCAGAACGTCCCTTTATTGGCTTAATCATTAACCAATGGCGCTCAAAGGTAGGCGTTATGTATGGCGATCCACGCACTACCCCCGGCGGTCTAGGTAAAGATTATGCC